GTGGGTCATGGAATCGGGAAGAATTGCCCACGCGCAAGTGCCTATATTTACAGCGCGGGATATGACTTGTGGGCATTGTGGGTCATCTCTTTATCTTTAAGTTAAGAAAGAAATACTACTGTATAAACATACAGCCTGGAGCGGCTGGCGCGCATTCCGTTGGAGCCGCTCCGATTTTTTTTCCGTGACCATTTGACCCACATGACCCACAACTGCCCTCGCCCGTCCGATTGTGGGCAATGTGGGTCATCCAAAACCAAATGACCCACATTGCCCACAACTGCAACTGCCAAAGAATTGCCCACATTGCCCACGCGCTCGACGGCTAACAGTCGGGGGGCGCGTAGCCGTTGCCCACATTGCCCACGCTGCCCACCGCGCCCAGACTGGATGCAAATGATTCTCGTTTGCAACTAGGGGGGTGGGGCGACCCGCGCGGTGGTTGTACCTGGTGCTATGGGGTCGTAAAAATTTTTTATTTTTTTACCCGCTAGCCCGTAAATTAAAGTCTTGTGCTATTCTTGCGTGGCGATGTCTGACGTGATGCGCACGTAGCGACCGGGAGGTAGCTGAAGGGCTATAGCCCACCATCTAAGGCAATCTCCGCCCCGGCACACAGGCCACACGGTTGTTGTGGATCGCGGCCTCCCGGCAGGACAATCCTGCACATCGCTTGCTATTGCCTTACACGAAAGGTAGTGTTGCGACATGTTCAAATCGCTCCCGTTTGAGCCACGCGAGATTAAGGCGACCGAGACGCGGCTTCAGGCCATCTATGACGCGGCGGCGCTTGGGCTGAAAGGTGATAGGCTCGCCTTGGCGGCGGGGATGCTGCCTACGGAATACCGTCGTTTATGCCAAATGGACCCCATGGCCGAAATGGCCGAAGCCAAAGGCCGCGCCGATGGGGAGGTTGAAGCCGCCGTTCAGCTGCGCGAGGCGGCTAGAAATGGCGATAGCAAGGCGGCTCTCGCTATCCTTCAGCACGTGCATGGCTGGGTGGCGAAGCAGCAGGTCCAAGTGGATGTCACGCAGCAGATCAGCGTCATCGCGGCGCTGCAAGAGGCGGAGTCTCGCGTCATTAATGGCCGAATATTGTCGCCAGCACCGGCTGCACTGATTCAAGACGCATCGCCAAGGCTTGTAAACCTGGAGCAGCACTCCGAATATGCAAACGCCGATATATAGCGCCGACGACGAGCAGCAGATTATGTCCCGGCTCTGGGCGCCGTCCATCAAGGACGACCCAGAGGCGTTCGTGCTGTTCGCGTTCCCGTGGGGGCAAAAGAACACTCCGTTGGAACACTTTGACGGCCCGAGGCGGTGGCAGCGCAAGGTGCTGCGGGACATCGCCGCGCACATCGCCAAAAACAAGACGGCGACCAGTTATGAGGTCTTGCGCATGGCCACCGCCTCGGGGCGCGGTATCGGTAAGTCGGCCTTGGTCAGCTGGCTCATCCTATGGATGCTAGCGACCCGCATAGGCTCGACGACCATCGTGTCGGCTAACAGCGAGGCGCAGCTACGCTCGGTCACCTGGGCCGAGGTGACTAAGTGGCTGGCGCTGCTCATCAACAGCCATTGGTTTGAGGTGAGCGCGACGCGCGTGATGCCGGCCAAGTGGCTCGCGGAGATCGTCGAGCGCGACCTTAAGAAAGGCACGCGGTACTGGTCGGTCGAAGGGCGACTCTGGTCGGAGGAGAACCCCGACGCGTACGCGGGCGTACACAACCACGACGGTGTGCTGGTCATCTTCGACGAGGCCAGTGGTATCCCCGACAGTATCTGGTCGGTGACGGCGGGCTTCTTTACGGAGAACACGCCGCATCGCTTTTGGATGGCCTTTAGCAACCCGCGACGCAACGAGGGATATTTCTATGAGTGCTTCAACGCGAAAAGAGAGTTCTGGACAACGCAAAACATCGACGCGCGCCAAGTCGAAGACACCGACAAAGCGGTCTACGAGCAGATCATCGCCGAGTACGGCGCCGACAGCAGCCAAGCCAAGGTCGAAGTGTATGGAGAGTTCCCCTCCGACGGAGACGACCAGTTCATCAGTCCTCGCCTGGTGGACGAAGCTATGGCAAGAGTTCGTTTCAAGGATGAAAGCGCCCCTCGGGTGATTGGCGTTGACCCCGCGCGCGGGGGCGCTGACTCGACCGTCATCGTCGTAAGGCAGGGGCGCGACATCGTTGCAATCCGGCGCCACCGGGGCGAGGACACCATGACGACCGTCGGTCGCGTCATCGACGCTATTGAGGAGTTCAACCCCGCGCTCACCGTCATCGACGAGGGCGGTTTGGGCTACGGCGTACTTGACCGGCTAAAAGAGCAGAGGTATAAGGTACGTGGGGTGAACTTTGGCTGGAAGGCCAAGAACCCGGTGATGTGGGGCAACAAGCGGGCAGAGATGTGGGGCGACATGCGGGAGTGGCTACGCTCGGCGAGCATCCCGACGGATCGGCTCCTTAAGTCGGACCTGTGCGGCCCCCACGTCAAGCCTAACTCGTCAGGTACGCTGTTCTTGGAAGGGAAGAAGGAGATGAAAGCTCGCGGCCAAGCGTCACCCGACGCAGCGGACGCGCTCGCCGTCACCTTCGCCTACCCGCTCGCTAACCGCGAGGCGCGGGACAAGCCAAGACGCATCGCCGCCGAGCGTGGAGGCAGCATGACAAGCAGCTGGATGGGAGCCTAATGGCGCGCAAAACGGTCAGTCTGTCGGTCGGTCGGGGCGAGAAGCAGCCCGTGTCTAAGGGCGCGGGCTTGACGGCCAAGGGTCGGGCTAAGTATAACCGCGCTACGGGCAGCAACTTGAAGGCTCCGGCCCCGAGTCCGAAGACTAAGGCGGACGCAGGGCGTAAGAAGTCTTTTTGCGCGCGAATGAAGGGCGTTGTAGCCAAGGCCAAAGGGCCGGCTGAACGAGCAAAGGCGTCGCTTAGACGCTGGAAGTGCAACTAATGGCCGCTAAAACGGGTTTGTACGCTAATATCCACGCCAAGCGCGAACGGATCAAGGCAGGGTCGGGCGAGAAGATGCGCAAGCCTGGCAGCAAGGGCGCGCCCACCGCCAAGGCGTTCCGTCAGTCGGCTAAAACGGCTAAAAAGAGGTAATTCCATGGCTAGAATTCCGTACAACCCGATTGGCGTGAACCCGCGCGCGCTGGTTCAGGACATGGTGGTCGGTTCGCAGGCCCAGCAGCCGACGCAGCGCCCGGCGCGACCGATGCGCATGCCGATGCGGCGCCCGGACGTTATCCGTACGACGGTTGACTTTCGCCCCACGTTGATGAGGAAGCGTTAATGCCCCTCGTCAAGTCTGGCAGCAAGTCTGCCTTTCGCACGAATGTCAAGGCCGAAATGAAGGCCGGCAAGCCGCAGAAGCAGGCCGTGGCGATTGCGTATTCCGTCAAGCGTAAGGCTCAAGGTAAGAAGCGCAAATAATGGCTAAAGACCCCACAGGGCTGCGCGGCGCGGCACGCGTCGCTAACACGCCCACCGACCGAGGCAAAGCCTCGCGCGACCCGGCGGACGTGCTGGCAACCGCCCGATCCCGTCTCACGACGGCGCTGGCGGCGTACTCCGACAGCCGTGAGGACGAGCTGGACGACCTGCGCTTCATGGCAGGCTCGCCCGACAACCAGTGGCAGTGGCCGCAGGACGTGCTCGCGCAGCGCGGGTCGGTGCAGGGGCAGACGCTCAACGCGCGCCCGTGCCTTACAATCAACAAGCTGCCGCTGCACGTACGGCAGGTAACGAACGATCAGCGTCAGAACCGCCCGGCCGGCAAGGTCATCCCGGTCGATGACAAGGCGGACGTTGAGGTCGCTGAGATTTTTGACGGAATTGTCCGTCACATTGAGTATATTTCCGATGCGGATGTCGCCTACGACACCGCGTGCGACAACCAGGTCACGTACGGCGAAGGGTATTTCCGCATTTTGACGGAATACTGCGACGAGAACACGTTTGACCAAGACCTTCGTATCGGTCGCATCCGAAATAGCTTCAGTGTTTACATGGACCCGACCATCCAAGACCCTTGCGGGGCGGATGCGGAGTGGTGCTTCATTACCGAAGACATCCAGAAGTCGGATTTTGAGCGCATGTACCCCAATGCAGAGCCGATTTCAACGGTTATGCAACGCGGCGTCGGCGACCAGGCGCTGTCGCAGTGGATCAACCAGAATACTGTCCGTATTGCTGAGTATTTCTACAAAGAGCACAGCCGAGAGACGCTGAACCTGTACGCCGGCAACCAAACGGCGTACGCGGGTTCGCCCGAGGCGCGTGAGCTTGAGATGCTGGGCCTCCAGCCCATCCGCAAGCGCGAAGTTGACGTTAAGCGCGTTAAGTGGCTGAAAACCAACGGCTACGAGATTCTGGAATCCTCTGAATGGCCGGGCAAGTGGATTCCTGTAATCCGCGTGATCGGCAACGAGTTTGAAGTAGACGGCCGTATGTACGTGTCGGGTCTTGTGCGTAACGCCAAGGACGCCCAGCGCATGTACAACTACTGGGTGTCCCAAGAAGCCGAGATGCTGGCTCTGGCCCCTAAGGCGCCGTTTATTGGCTACGGTGGCCAGTTTGAAGGCTACGAAACCCAATGGAAGACGGCCAACACGACCAACTGGCCGTACCTAGAAGTTAACCCCGACGTGACAGACGGGCAGGGAAACATCCTGCCGCTGCCACAACGCGCACCTCCGCCGCTCGCCCAGACGGGCTTGATTCAGGCGAAAATGGGCGCTGCCGACGACATCAAGGCCTCTACCGGCCAGTATGATGCAAGTCTCGGCATGCGCTCCAACGAGCGCACCGGTCGGGCCATCTTGGCGCGTGAACGGCAAGGCGACACAGGCACATACCACTTTGTAGACAACCTCGCTCGTGCTATCCGCTATGGGACGCGCCAACTCGTTGATTTGATCCCGAAGATTTACGACACCCAGCGCATCGCGCGCATCATCGGCTTGGACGGCGAGACATCGACCGCCCGTATAGACCCGATGCAGGCCGAACCGGTGCGTCGCATCGTGGACGAGACGGGCGTGGTGATCGAGAAAATCTACAACCCGTCGGTGGGCAAGTACGACGTGGCGGTCACGACCGGCCCGTCTTACGCGACCAAGCGGCAGGAAGCCATGGACGCCATGGGGCAGATTTTGCAGGCTAACCCGCAGCTTTGGTCGGTCGCCGGCGATCTGTTCGTTAAGAACATGGACTGGCCGGGCGCTCAGGAAATTAGCAAGCGGCTTCAGAAGATGATTGATCCGAAGCTGTTGGCGGACGAAGAAGACCCGGCGTTGCAGGCTGCCAACATGCAGATGCAAACGATGGCGCAAGAGATGGAAATGATGCAGGAGATGCTCCAGCGCGTGCAGCAGTCGATGGAAGCCCGCGAGGTGCAGGTCAAGGAGTTTGAGGCTCAAATCAAGGCGTACCAAGCCGAAACCGACCGTATCAAGAGCGTTGAAAGCGGTTTGAGTGAGGAACAGATTCAGGACATCATAATGGGCACTTTGGCCGGCATGATGAATAACGGCGAGCTTGTGTCGCCTAGCGCCGAGCGCGAGATGCCCATGCAGCCTGAAATGGGCATGGAAGCCCCGCCGCCGATGCTACCTGAGATGGGCATGGGAGCGCCGCCACAATGAGCTGTGAAGTCTTTATCGGGCACATCTTTCTAGCTCGGGATGTTGCCCATTCGACGCATTTAAACACCCGTAACTACGCAAAACATAAGGCTTTGCAAAAGTTTTACGAAGGGGTTATCGAGCTATCGGACGCATTTGCTGAAGCGTATCAAGGCCGGTATGGGCTAATTGGCCCAGTCGCGCTACAGTCGGCTAAAAAGACGAACAATGTGCTCGACTTTTTGCAGGACGAACTAAAGACGCTTGAGGAAATGCGTTACACGGTTTGTAGTAAAGAGGACAGCCCTTTACAAAATTTGATTGATGAGATACTGACGTTGTATCTTACGACCATTTATAAACTGCGCTTCTTAGCGTGAGGGTAGAACATGGAACTTCTTAATCCGATGGCCGATGCCGTATACCCCGGTCGTACGGTAGCGTACACGGGCACCGCAGGCTCTACGGCGACTTGGCAGTCCGGCCCGCAGGGCGTAGTGGTATGGTGTACGTCAGCCGCGTACGTGGTCGTGGGTGAGGGCGTGACGGCAACGACTTCCAGCACTCCGATCCCGGCCAACACGCCAATTCCGTTCATCGTGCCGCAAGGCACTGGCGCGCCCTGGCGAGTGAGTGCCATTCGCGTAACGGCTGACGGCGACTTGTACGCCAAGCCCATTAACATCCGATGAGCTTCGGAGTTGGTTTGCGAAATGCGGTCGGGCTAGGGCTTGGCGGCATTGCTTCGTTTTTGACGGGCTACGCAAGCGACGTAATATTTGGCAATCTGGAAACCGAAACCGGCGAAAACTTGGTGCAAGAAAACGGCGGCTTGCTGCTGCTGGAGTAATAAATGGCTATTATTAAAATTTCTGAGTTGCCTGCTGCCGATTCGCCGGTATCGCCGTCGGATGTAGCGCCGTTTTTGCAAAACGGCGTAACTAAAAAAGCGTCTATTGACCAGTTTGGGTTTTTGCCGGCAGGTGCTAACGCGGTAACGCGCACCATTCAGAATAAACTGCGCGACTCAGTTAGCGTGCTTGATTTTGGCGCTGTTGGCGATGGTGTCACAGATGATACTGCTGCGATTCAAGCAACAATTAACGCCGTGCAAACATCAGGCGGCGGCGCGGTATATCTTCCATCCGGTACATACAAAATTACTTCCGCATTGCTGATGCCGTATGGCGTTTCAATGTACGGCGAAGGTGGCACAGCATCTATTTTGTCTTGCTTAAATTGCAACGGCATCAATTTCAATTCCGCCTCTTACGATGGCGGAAACATGTTTTTTTCGGACTTTGCCATTACGAGTCATGCTGGATCGAGTGGAAACTGGACCGCCGTAGAAAGCATTTTGCCTTCTGGTGGCGTTTTTGGCACTGACTCTAGAGATGGCCTGTATTTTTATCGTTTGCGCATTTATGACATTAACCAAGCGTTTATCATCAACGCAACTTGGGAAGCGCATTTTAACGAATTAAAAATTTTTCGCGTAAACAATCCGTTTACTTTTGGTAACTATTCACTGGTTATCCGAATAACAGACTGCAACATGATTTACGAAGGAGGATTTCCTTCGGGTGGAGCAGATCGGCACGGCATTAACTTGAATGGCGCAGTCAATGAAGGCGTGTACATTCGAGGAAACCAAATTTTTGGTTTTGCCCGTGCCGTATCGTTGAATGGCGTGACAACCTATACGCTTATCAATGACAACGATATGTTTGGATCGTCCTATGGCGTTTACATAGGAAACGCGGCAAACAACGTCTTAACAATTAAAAATAACTATTTTGAGATTAGCGCCAACAACGCAATCGGCATTTATCATGCTAACCAAAATGCGGAAGCTGCCGACACAATTGTTGTAGACAGCAACTGTTTTATTACGGGAACTAGCACCGGAACGAAAGGTATTGTTCTTGGCGTTTCGTCAAGCACTTACGTTTGGAACTGGCGTATCCTTAATAATTTGTTTATTGGCTTAAAAACCGTAGACATTGAAGCTAACAACGTACAAAACGTAATTATTGAAAATAACCGTTGTATGTCTACCGACCCAACAAACAACATTGTTGTTGTTGGCGGAAACAGTCTTTATAACTCAAATTACGTCATACATAACAAAGTTGCACAAGGCATTTCTGTTGACTCAGCGGATGCGGCTGCCGGACGCACCATTGTCCGTGAAAATCTTATTGCAGGCACTCAGCAGTTTGGCGCTGTTTGGGCGTCAAGCGGAAAGATTGATGGCAACACAATTGGCAGTGTGACTCCTGCGGCTGGAACATTTACAGACCTTAAAGCTACTTCAAAGGTTTTTAGCGCGTCAGCAACGCAAACAATTAATAACGGCCAAAATGGCGATTTAGATTACGTTTTGCCAAATACGTCAATGCACCTAGTTACGTGTTATTTGATTAACGCGACAAATGTGCATTACGGCCCTGGCGTTTATTTGGTTGTTCGTCAAGGAACATCGACATCCGTTACCACGATCACGACTTTTACGGATGTAACTGTAACTGTAACGGGTTCCTACAAGTTAAATTTTGCAAATGCAACTGGCTACAACGGCAATTTTGCTATAAGCGCCTTGCGATTTTATTAAGATTTTAGGAGTATTTTATGGCTGACAAGAAAATTTCGCAGTTAACCGGCGCAGCAACTCCGCTTGCCGGAACCGAAGTTCTGCCAATCGTACAGAGCGGCAGCACAGTTAAGGTATCAGTTGATAACTTGACCGCTGGCAAAACCGTCAGCGCATCATCAATAAATACAACTGGTGATTCTGGATTTGGAACTTCATCTCCGTCTTATCGAGTTCATGCTGTTTCGAACGCTAACGCAGCAGCAACCGTTGGGGTATCAAACTCAACCGCTGGAACCACATCAGCGGCTAGATTCCTTGCAATTAGTGATGCCGGTAGTGCTTGGCTTGGGATGACCAGCAGCTCATTTACAGACATTACTAACGCTGCTGATGCGGCTCTTTTGAACGCAAATAACGCAAGCGGCGGTTTTGCAATTGCTTTTGACGGTACTGTTCAGGCAAAACTTACGGCCGCCGGAAATTTGCAATTTTTTACATCTGGCAACGGCATAAACGACACAAATAACAACGAACTGATTAAATTTACCACTACTGCTTCTGCCGTCAACGAATTTACAATTACTAACGCCGCGTCGGGCAGCTCCCCGACTTTTTCGGCAACGGGTTCTGGAGCAGACATTGATGTTCGGCTTCGGCCAAAAGGAACCGGAGATGTTCGCGCCATTAGTAAGTTGCGAATTACATCTTCGGCTGAAGACACCAATGCGCGACTTGCCACCAAATTAACAAGCGTTTCCACAAGCGCAACAGTTATTAGTCCTATTGGGAATACCTGGGGGAATCTGTGCATTGTTACCGGGCTTGATCCCGGTGGCGCATT